ATTTCCTCTAACACGCCCTGTTTTGCCATTTAATCTTTCTTTAATTGCTTTTAATGGACGTCCTGAGCGTTGAGCAACCGCAGCCACACCTGGAATTTTATTATCTACCAATGTAGCAATATAATATTGAAGAACAGTAGTCCAATCATCTATTACATTTGATGCCGAATTTTGCTCTATTTTTTCTTGTAACATTTTATTTGCCTTAATAATATTAATAATAATATGTGTTAAATCGTCTTCACTTCGTTGCTGAGCATCATGCTTAATTGAAGGTCTTACTTGTGGTGGTGGAACTGCTAAAACTTGACAAATCATCCATTCTGGGCGCGACCAAATTGGACTAAATCCCATAAAATTTACATCTTCATCTGAAATTTTTTTAAAAATCTTCAACATCATTTCTGGAATAACTTTCATAGTCATTTTTGTATCCTCTTTTTTAAAATCATAATTATTAAATTCCTCTTCTTTATCATTCCATTCGGCAATAATAGTTGCTAAACCTTCTTTTCTAATTTTTGGTTGTAAACACCCACAACCATTATGCGAATCTTCACCACAACGATGTTTTTTACTTGCTAATGTAAATACTTTATTCCATCGTGTTTCAGCATTTAATTTTAATAAATAATTGTATTTTTCCTTATCAATAAGCAGTTTGCTACATTTAATACATATACATCTACATATTTTCATAATAGTTGATAAATATTGAATATAATAAACTGGTCTAGATAAATTAATATGACCAAAATATCCTGGTGTCTGAACATAATCTAGACCATCTGTTGGACAAATCATTCCAGGATCTAAAACTCCCATTCGTGGATCAAATAATCCACCTAAAACCGGTTTGTTATTTATATGAGTATCTCTGTTTGTAATTTCAACAACGGAACCCTTTTGTATTTCGTGTGGACTTAAAATACTAAATTGAATACCGATGATTTTAGATGGTTTTTTATTTTCAAAATCAGTCATTCTTTTATAATAGTTAAATAATATTTAAATAATATTTATTCAATTTTTAATTTTATAATGCCTTTATAGTTTTTATTTAATTTTTTGTTTAATTTTTTTTGTATTTTTAATAATATTTAAAAACATTATTAAATTATAAAATTGATTATTATTTAATAATAATAAATACTATAAATAGTATGCCACATAAATATAATACTAGAATTAAGACAGGCACTCTTACTCCGTTCCTTTATATTGGTGACAATAATGATGATAATAATGATGATGATTATGAAGATGATTATTATCAAGGTCGTCATAATGGTCGTCAACTTAAATCTTATATAACTATTGATAATGATAGTGATAGTGATACTGATGATGATACAAATAGTTCAAGTTCAAAAGACAATAATAGTAGTTCAGAATCTGGCGACTCTGATAAACATATGTCAAATAATAAAAATAATGTTAATAAATTAAATAAACTTGATTATTATAAATTTTTGAATGACTTATATCCATCGCATTATAGTAAAAATAAATATATTGATGAAGTAAAAAAAACTATTGCTAATAAGCGTCATAAAAAGTGCGATAGTAATTTTGTAATTAGTCCATGTAATTCAAATAATTTATTTTCCAATAAGGTTATTAAAAAATCCAGAAAAATTTCTAAAAAGAAAAAAGAAAATAATTATAATTATTTGGATGATGAAAACAATAATAACACTGATGATGATGATGACGATGATGATACTACTAAGTATGAGAAAAGTTTATTAACACATGGATTTAAAAAAATATTTGACAATGTTAAAGGTTCTGAAAAAAATATTAATATTATTTTGAATTTAAAGAAAGGAAAAAATAACATTTATAATAATGAAAGTACTAACTCAGACCAAATAAGTAATTCATTATTTCCTAAAATGTGTTATGTCAAAAATAAATATTGTGATGAGGATGATGAGGATGATGAGAATGAGAATGATAATGAAGATGAGGATGAGGATGAGGATGATGATGATGATGATGATGACGAAAAAGGCAAGAATAAAAGTAAAAAAAATAAAAATGTAAAAAAAGAAAATATTACTATGACTAATGAAGATACTATTATACCAGCACCACAAAAAATATCTAATAAAAATTATAAAAAATTTGAAAAAATTTTAAATAATGAAGAAAAAGAGTCGGAATATTTTAAAAAATGTTTATCAAAAAATCTACAATTAGAAGCTATTTCCAAATTAGAAAAACTTAAAGAATTAACAACTATTAGCAAACCTTATTTACTTCATTTGGTTGACCTTGATATTCCAGACCAATATAAAGCATGTGCTTTGAGAAAAATTAATACAATGCGTTCTATGGGTTCTTATGGAAATAGTGAATATTATAAAATTAAATCTTGGGTAGATGCATTTTTAAAAATTCCATTTAATAAATATAATAATTTACCAATTAGTTTTGCGGATGGTATTGAACAATGTCACGATTTTATGGAAAATTCTAAAAAAATATTAGATAGTGTTACTTATGGATTAGAAGATGCTAAAATACAAATTATGCAAATGATTGGTCTTTGGTTAGTAAATCCAAACGCAGTTGGTTGTGCTATTGCCATTAAAGGACCTCCTGGAACTGGAAAAACAACATTAATTAAAGAAGGTATTAGCAAAATTTTAAATAGACCTTTTGCGCTTGTTGCGCTTGGTGGTTGTGGAGATTCAGGATTTTTAGATGGGTTTGATTATACATATGAAGGCAGTAAGCATGGAAAAATTATTGATATACTAATTCAGTGCGGATGTATGAATCCGGTTATATTATTTGATGAATTAGATAAATTAAGCGATTCCTTTAAAGGACAAGAAATTACTGGTGTATTAACACACTTAACAGATAGCACACAAAATACTAAGTTTAGTGATAAATATTTTTCGGAAATTAGTATTAATATGTCAAAAGCATTATTCATTTTCAGTTATAATGATGAAACATTGGTTAATCCTATTTTAAAAGATAGAATGTATAAAATTGAAACAACAGGTTACAAAACCAAAGACAAATTGATTATTGCCAAAGATTATTTATTACCAAAAATTAGAGACGAAATAAAGTTTGACAGCACTTCTATTGTTTTTAGTGATGAAATATTAGAATACATTATTAATGAATTTACAGAAAAAGAGGATGGCGTTCGTAATTTAAAACGATGCTTAGAAATTGTGTATAAGAAATTAAATTTATATAGATTAATGAAACCTAATATAAATTTATTTGAAAATAGTGAAGGTTTAAAATTAAAAAATAAGATTAGTTTTCCTTGTATATTAACTAAGCAAATGGTTGATGATTTAATTAATAAAGGCACAACAAAAGACATTCCATATGGTATGTATGTTTAATACAATTTTATTAGGGATTATAAAAAAATTTTTTTTATAAAAAGAAATAAATATAAAAATTGAAATTATATTATAATGTTATTATTATAATATAAAAAATTATAATGGATTACAAAGAAAAAACTTGTAAAGAATTAATTACTTTATGTAAACAATTAAATATTAAAGGATATACTAAAAAAAATAAAAATGAAATTATTACTTTATTACAAGAAGTTAAAGAAGTTAAAGAAGTTAAAGAAGTTAAAGAAGTTAAAGAAGTTAAAGAAGTTAAAGAAGTTAAAGAAGCTAATACTATTCATTTAAAACCTATTATTAAATGGAGCGGAGGCAAAGCAGACGAAATTAAATATTTTGAACATCATATTCCCTCTAATTATAATATTTATTTGGAACCATTCATTGGTGGTGGTGCCTTATATTTTTATTCAAATCCAAAAAATGCAGTTATTAGTGATGTCCATAGTGAATTAATTGATTTATATAGTATAATTGGACAAGGTAAATCAAATGAAATATATAAATTTATGGAACAAACTCCTAATAATGAAGAAATGTATTATAACGTGAGAGATAACATGGTTATTAATAACCCCCTTACAAATGCGCAAAGATTTTATTATCAAAGAAAAACTTGTTTCAGAGGAATGCTAAGATATAATAAAAATGGCAAATTTAATATTCCATTTGGGCGTTATAAAACTATTAATTATGAAGCTTTAAATAATAAAGATTACGAAACTTTATTATCAAGAACACAAATATTATGTAAAAGTTTTGAATATATTTTTGAAAATTATAATGATGAAAATAACTTTATGTTTTTAGATCCACCATATGATAGTGAGTTTACTGACTATGGATATTGTCAATTTGGAAAAAAAGAACAAGAAAAACTAGCCAAATTATTTAAGGAAACAAAAATAAAATGTCTTATGGTAATTGGAAAAACCACTTTTATTCAAGAACTATATAAAGATTATATTGTTGATGAATATGATAAAAATTATAGATTTAAACTATATGATGGTCGTGTTGGTGATGAAATTAATACAAAACACTTAGTTATTAAGAACTATTAAAAGTCGCGCGTTTAATATATATAAAAAAGGATTTAAAGAAATGCCGCGCAGCTATTTTATTCTTTATTTTTAGCATCTTTCAAGCTTCCTAGGTATCTAAAATAATCATTAAAATCTGCTACTGGCCAAGTAATATTTATTAATGTTAAGAAATCTTCCATATGATCTATTTTAATTCCTGCTTTTTCAAATGAGTGTATATTTGATAGCCCGGATGTCAATATTTCTCGATTATAAACACTCCAATTTAGTATTCCACAATTAATAGTATAAATACTATGTGTTGTTTTTAACGAGGCTTCTATTTCTTTACATTTATTTATTGTTGCTGGAAGTTTTTCTGTATCAAGTTCAATATTTGCTTTTAATTCGCGATAATAAATAATTTTGTTTAATTCATCTTTAAATATTAAATCAATATCCTTGTTTTTTTCATTAATAGTTTGAATTCCGCAAGGTAATAATTCAAAATTAGGATTACACATTATTAAATATTTTGCCATGAACTCACCAAATCTTCCCATTTTAATATTAAAAGATTGTTCACTTGGTTTGGATCCATTCAACAAATATGTTAGTGATCCAGGTTTAGTGTATGTAATAGATCCTTGTAATATTTCTTTGACCCATTCAATTCCTTTCTTCTTTAACTCATTAATAATATTGGTCATAATAATAATATAATATATATTATTGCTTATATATTAATATATATATTATCAATTTTTTTTTAGCATACACTTAATTAGTTTAATAGCTTCGCGTTCTTCTAGTTAGTGCTTGTGCTCTTGTAGTACGCGGAGGTCTTACTATTGCGTCTGTTCTACGTGTTGTATTATTTCTCATAGTAGGTTGTGTTTCAACACCTAATTGTGTCCCTCTATAATCATCTAGAGCATTTTGTGTATAGTCTCGCATACGATCTTCTAAATCTTCCATATTATCTATTGTTAATCCTATAAAGGCTACTATGTCATTATAACCATTTATTGCTAATTCGCGTTGTAAAAATCCTGGTTCAGTATGAAATCTTAGCAAATGATTAACTCTTTCTAAAACAGCACGAATTTGAGTTATCATAGTTAGTAACACAGATGGAATATTTTTACGTTTATATTCATATGATGTAAATACGCTATTTATAAAAGCTTTATATTGTCCTACTTTAATAATAAGAGTTGGAGCTATTCTAGCTATGGATTGTGTTATTTCGGCAATGCGGTGTTGTGCCGTTGTTTCTATTGATGCTAATAATGCTCTAGTAGATGCTGGACCTAGATAACCTGCTTTTGTTTTATTTTTTTTAGCATAGTGTTTTTTTTTTATATTCTTTCTTTTATATGTTTTTGGCATAGTATATAGTATTAAAATATTATATAATATATATTTATTAAAAAAGTAATTTTATTTGACTTAAATTATTCATCATATAACCAACTAAAATAATATCTCTCATCTTTTGTATTTTTAAGATTAGAAAATTGTAAAAACACACTAGCATCTCTACACAAAGCAAGTAATTCTCTCTTAAACTCAACAAATTTAGTAGTATCAAAATTATTATTACTATAATAATATGGATTTTGTATTATTGCGTGCGTTATAAAATGTCGTTTGCCAGGTTGTAATTCAAATGCGCCAACATAATACGGACCGTGTTTTAAATTTAATGTTTTTGGAAAAAACCCTATATAAAAATAAGTTCGAGAACTATTTATGCTTCCAAATTCACGCATTTTAAACATATCTTGAAACATAAATGTTGGAAAATGATTTGGTTGGTGTATCATATCTAGAGTCCATGTTTTAGCCCATTCAATAGAAGCCTCAGAAGTTAATAATTTTAAATCTTTAGAAGTTGATTCTCTAATATATTTCTCATATGAACTATAACTTGTTAATAATTTATGCGTTTCAGTTTGACTATTGTTTTTATAATAATTGTCTACAAAGTTTGTTATATAATTTTCTACATAGTTTTCATCAATATTGTTTTTTTTATTATTAGTTTCTTGAACATTAATATCAAGATTTAATGTTATATTACGTTGTTTTATAAATTCATAAAAAGATTTGCTATTGCTAGTACCATCGCTAGTACTATCACTAGTACTATTGCTATCACCATTATCACATATTAATAGAGCACTTCTTTTATTTTTGTATAATTTTGCTTTATTACTTAAACGAACATTATGTGTTAAAATAAAAGCATTAGAACAAATAATATTTAAAAATATTAAAATAATATTATAATAATTCATATTATATATTAACAAGTAATATTTTTAAATATTAACAATAATATTTTATTTTAGTATTATTTTAAACTATTAGCAAATTTATGGCAGCATATTTATGTGATTATAAAATTCATTTTTTTTTTCTACACTTAATGGTTCATAGTCAACTATGTAATCTGTAGTATGAGTGTTAAATGGAGTTGTATTTTTTTTTAAAGTCAATGTTGGAGAAAAGTATATATTTTTATAATCATTGTTTTCTTGGGTAAATGAAATTAATGCTTTATTTGTTCCGCGTGCTAATAAGTAATTTTGTTGTTCTGGACTAATACAAGCGCACCCTTTAGATGTGCTATAATCTGTATTATATAAACAACATTCTGGTAAAAATTTATTATCTTGTAAAAATACTTTTTCTGGATCAATTTGAACATCATTATATGATTTTAAGTTTAATTCTGGGTGTTTAAAAACCTTAGAAAGTTCTGTAATATTATCATAATAATGTTGAACAGAATTACTTGATAATAAATTATTATAACTTTCTGTAGACATGTGTTTATAAGAATTTTTATAATTTTCAAAACCATAGATAATACCTGTTATAACCATTATTGTAAATTTATCAAATATTAATACAAATATAATAATACCTACAAAAATTTTCATTATTTTATTTTTAAATATATAGTGATCAAAAACTTTTATTTTGTTTAATCTGTTATTTATATGTATACCTTGTTTTAATATATATTCATAGAATTTATGTATTGAATTATTTAATTTAAAAGTCATTTTATAATTACACTATTATATTATAGTAATATTATTATTACTATAATTAGCTTATAGTAATATTATTATTATTACTCTTAAAATATTTTATTAACAAAATCATTAAATAATCCGTACAATAGCGAAACAATTATTAAATAAATTACGGCTACCAAAAATGATATAGTATAAGCAATTATTACACCTATAAGTAAAGCTGCTAAAAGAGGACCTAATAATGGAATACTCATTAATATAGAAAATATTATGACAACAATCATTAAAACAACTAATAATCCTACTACCACCATAGATGCTGGTATAACCATAGTTAGTAACCATCCCATTACAAAAATAACAAACATTAATCTAAATGATCTTATTAATAATGTGAGTGTATGAAATGCTACGGTAATCGATGATAATATTTTGGCTAAGAAATCATTTGTATTCATAAAAAAATATTTAAGATTTTCTAAAATAATTTCTAATTTATTCATAATCCATTTAAAAAATTCTATAAGTAAATTATATAAATATGCGACATATTCTAGAACTTCAATAAATGTTGTATGAATTGACCCGAATATTCCCTCAATAGAATTTGTTACGCTATCTATTGGTTTTTTTGCTTCTTGTGCTAGTTCAGCATTTAATGTATTTAAACATTCATTAAAATTATTAATAGTATAATCTAATTCGTTGTTTTTTGATTCTACGCTATTTATTAATGAAGCAAATGGCATAAGAACTGGATTACATTTATTTTGCTGCCAAGAACTTTTATATGACTTTATAGTACTTATAATATAAAAATATAGTGCTATACATATTACTATTAAAAAAATTATTATAGTAAACCATATATCATTACTATAAAGTTCACTATAACTTATATTCTCAAAATAACTATTTATTTTGTTAACTATATTTTCATTAGTAGTTGTCATATTAATATAGAACACTAAAATTAAAATACATATTTATTTATCAAATAATACAAATAATACAAATAATACAAATAATTAATTAGCGTTTCTTTATAACTTTTTTCCAGTAAATGTTCGAAATGCTGTTCCTGGAAGGTCTCCTTTCAATGATTCTCCTAATTGAACGGCATTTCCCATTAAATTATACACTACTGTCATCATAGCACCTATTTTTCCAAAAACATCTCCTACACTAATAAAGGTATTACCTAATCCACTTATTAACATATTTAATCTATTTCCTAAATCTTCAACAATATTAAATGTAGTTCCTTGTTGAAGATTTGTCCCTTGTTTTAATGACTCTAATACTTCTGTGAAAACACTTCCAAATTCTGAGAAACTATCGAGTGTATCATATACAGGACTTAAAAAAGATTTCATAAAAGTTCCTTGTGTTTCTTTTGTGCACTCTTGAAATGTTTGAATGGGATCAAAACCAATTAATCCAGCAAATGGTGTTACTCCTGGATTACATTTATATTTATCCCAATTATTTCTTAGTTGAACTAGTCCAACACTAAATGTTATAGACAATTGAATTAGGCAAAAAACTAATATTATTAAAAAAGCATTACCTACATCACCTAGTCCCATTAAATATTATAAATATAATATATATAATATATATAATATATATAAATTTATAGTTTATATAAATTTATATAAACTAATAGTTGGCAAATAATATTAAACATCTAAATTATTATTTTTTGAACATAATGTTGCTAGAGTTTGATTGGCGCCATGAACTGTTTGTGCTTCCGAACTTTGTGCTCCACCCATTTGTGAAATAGTATCTGAATTTTTTTTATTCATAGTTTCATTAGAAGCACAACCGCTATTATAAGGTCTATTATTTTGTAAAACTTTTGCTTTATTTTGACTATCTTTTACTAGTGAATCTAAATTGGCCATAACCTGTGAACTTGTATTACCTTCTATTAAATTATAATTTCCTAAATATAACATTAACAATAATAAACTTATTAATATTGCTATTACTAAATTATATTTTAAAACCATTAAATAATGTAATATTTAAAATAATGTAATATTTAAAAATTTATAATTTTAAATAGTAAATATTAAATATTAAATATTAAAGTAATTGCTAATAATATAAATATTATGGGTGACTCAAAAATTTTAAATTCACAACAAAGATTAGACTTGGCCGCATTAATTAAAGCAAATGATACAGATGATTGTACGGAAGAAATTCGCTCAAAAAAACAAAGTCTTCTAATCAAAAATGATGTAAAACATATGATTTTATTAAAACAAAAATATGAACGATTGAGCAAATCTAATCCTAATGAATTTGATGCTATTTGTGTTAAACAATGTAATTTTTTATTTAATAATTATACTGATTTATTTAATAAAGTAAAAAACGATAATTTAGATTTAAATATTTTAGAAAAAGTGTTAGATATATTAAAAAAAATAGAAGATGGGGAATTAAATCAACACGAGGGGTCATATTTAGTTGGAAAATATTTAAAAGAAATGTATATAGATAGTGCGCTTAAAACAAAAGAAAAATTAGAAGCTAAAGAAAAAAATAAAAAAATTCAAAAAAAACCATTTTCTAATGTAGAGAAAAAAATAAGTTATAAAGACTATAAAATATTAAATAAATTAAATTAGATTGTTTCTATTTAATCACAATCAACAAATTTTTCTTCTTCTTCAAGTTGTGTTATTTTATTTTTCAATACTTCAATTTTATCTTGAAAACTTTTATTTAATTCTTCTAATTTTGTATTTTCTTGTGTTAATGTTTTATTTTTGTTTGTTAACTCATGAATAAAACATTTTAAATTTCTTAATTCTTTATTTTGTATATTAACAATATCTTGTGGAGAACAACAATGACCATAATTCTCAATATGTTGTTTTTGACTTTTAATAACCCAATTTTCATGTTTTTGACTGTTAAAATGACTTTTTATAGCTTGTGAAGTAACAGGATATGTTCTATTCATACAAGGACATTTCATTTTTGAACCATATTCTTTAACTAATTCTAAATATGTTTTATCGCGCAATCCTTGCGTTTTCTCATCATATTTCAATGAATATTCGCATGCTGTTTCAACAAGTTGTGTATCATTATTAATCATATTATTTAATTAAATAATTAAATAATTATAAATATTTACAAGGTTTCAATTTTTATTTAATAATTTACAAAATTTTTAAAATATTAAATAAAATATTAAATAAAATATTAAATAAATTATTTAGTAATAATATTTAAAAATAATATTAACATTATTATTAGTAAAATCTATAATAAATTAATAAAATGATGTCCTTAGTATTTAAGAGAATGAAGCATAGTAATATTACTTATAATGCTAATACAAGAGTAACACTTATTGATAATTCTCTCATAAAAGCTTTAGAAATTGCTAAAAATAGAAAACTTAAACTTGCTAAAATTAAAGAAAAAGAGAAAGAAGTAGAGAAAGAACAAGTAATTGAAATGAGTGAAAGTCATAATGTAACACCGTATGTAAAAAAATTAAATTCTAGTTATTCTCTAATATTATCAAATAATAATAGCGTTGTATAATAATATTGTTACTAACATAATCTCTCAAATAATTTAGAAATATTATTATTTTAATTTAACACTATTAAGTTATAATAATAGTATATTATTATAAAATAATATAAAATAATATAATATATTAATTATGAAAACTAACAATTATACTTTTATTACATATGGATTGTTAACTTTATTAATAATATTTATTTATTCTCTCAGTTTTAATTATAAATTTAAAACTGCACAGCAATTATCATTTAGAAGTTTTACTAATTTAAATTCTAATAAAGAAAATTTTAATAATAAAAAGGATAGTAAGGTTACAGAAGGATTTTCAAGCACCGCTGACGATACTAGTAAAAAAAATGATGATATTTTTAAAGTAATAGATAACAAATTAAAAGGTTTAGTTCAAGAATTAGGTGGAAATGAAGGTAAATCTGAAACAAAGAAAATTCTTGTAAATACCAAAAAAATATGTGATTTAGAGTGCGCTAAATGTATGATGACTATGATAAGTGATAAAAAATCTGTTAAAACTATTGATTTAGAAAATATACTAACAGATGAAACCGATGAAAATTGTATAAAATGTAAAAAATATACAGAATTATCTACCTCTATTAAATCTATTATTGATAATTTATAATCACTATTTAACACTTAATTGCTCGTGTGGTTTTCTATATACGTAACGTTCTTCAAATTCGCCTCTATTTACAGCATCTAACGTGTAATTTTTGCCTCCCCAATGTGGATCCATAGGATTTACGCTTTTATTGCCTGGTTGATGAAAAATTTTATCAAGTGGCGTATTTAAACCAATGTCTTGATTTTGCGAATCAAAACCATTAAACATATTTTTATTAAATACTTCATTATTATCTTTTGTAGCATCTAAAATTTCATCTTGCGAATCATTGTTTAAAAAATCTTTGAGTTGTGAAGGTAATCCACCTTCATTTTCAAATAACGATGACTTTACTTGTATTAAGTCATTATTTTGCGCGTCAGTTGAATATTGTAAATATAATATAGGGCAGCTTATATTTTTATTATTTTGCCATTCTACGAATTTAGTATATTCTTCTAAATTATTAAAGGTTATTGGATTTACTCCTGAAGCAACTTTCTTTTTAGAATTAAATAAATAGTATTTACCATCTTTTTCAATTAACATATTAGGACATTGCGTTTTGGATGTATTTGTATTATTTTCCAGTGGTTCATTATATTTATAAGAATTTATATAATAATATAATCCAAGCACCATAAAAGTAGTTATTATAAATAAATTTAATTTATTATTAATATTTAAAAATAAATCAATATTCATTTTCATATATTATTATTATTATATTAATAATATAATATATTATTTTTTACAAATATGTAATATTTTTTTTTATAATTATTATATAACATATATATAATATATAATAATGCCTGTTAAAATATATGATACAAATGTTAATAATAATGAATTAAATAACTTATTAAAAAATAATACTTTATTTGTCGGTATTTTTAGTGAAACTTGCTCTCATTGTATAAATATGAAATCTGAATGGAATAAATTTAAATCACTTTTGGTAAAAGAAAATTTGAATGGAACCATTTTAGAAATTGATGCCAAAGTATTATCATCTATTAAAAATCCTTTAATTAGTAATAATGCTAATGGATTTCCAAGTTTATTTATAATCAGCAATAATAAATTTGTAACTAATTATAATTCAAAAAGAACTGCCGAAAAATTCTTACAATTTTTTAAAAAATATATTCCTAAAATGCGTTCAATAAAGACTGAACAACACACTTTAAAGAAAGGAGGAAATAAATCAAAAAAATTAAAACTTGGCAAAAATGTTTTATTATGTAAAAATGCCAAAAATGGAATAAATGGATGTAATATATGTTGTTCTCAGTTTAAAAAAAGAAAAACATATAAAAGGTGTATAAAAAGATGTATGAAATAGTTATTTATCTTAATTTTGGATTAATACATAAATCCATTGTTGGAAAAATGTCACCGGACATACATTTACTTTTAGATGATACTTTCGCACAATATCTTGAGTTATTTTCTTTACCAATATAACAATATCCATGTTGCTGCGATTCACTTCTACTAGGTTCAGGTATGTTATCTTCTTTTTTATTAATTAAATTTTTGATACTGTTTGGTACATCTTGAATACGATTTTCTATTTTTCTTTCATTTTTTAAAACACCTTCTTCTTCTTGTTCTTCATTACTATTTGTTCCATTACTATTTGTCGAAGTTATTTTATCTTGTTTAATAGTTGATTGTAAATAACTAATACCAGATGTTGAACTATTTGCTATAAAGTTTACTGAATTATTAAACATATCAGTGATTAGTTTCAATAATATTTGTAAAAAATTTGATGTTTCGCTTGCTATTGTTTGTGTTCCTTGTGATGTATGCTGTAATGTAGTTTTAGCAGTATCTCCGGATACCATAGTAATTATATATGCAATTGGTGATAGTAAACCAGATACTATATCCGTACCTTCTGCTAAATATTTAAATATATTCAATCCTAAAAATGCTAATAATATTATAATAAAAATCCAAAAAAATATACTTTTTACAAAATTAGTTTTTGGTTCGCTATAAGTTGCGTCGGTATAACTTGCTTCGCTATAACTTGGTTTATTATAACTTGTAGCACTATTTGTCATAATACCTAGTGGTGTATTTGAAAAAGTATTAAAAGCATCTTTAAAACTATTTTTGTTTGAATAACTATTATTCATTATATATTATTTTATATTATTATAGATTAATAATTTATTATTTGCCTAATAATAATTTATATTTCATAATTATAAATTATTATACTATTTATATAGGAACATTATGAAATTAAACACAAAAAAATTTAAAAATAGAGTTATAAACTCTATTAAAACACTTAAATCACGTTCTTTTTCGCCGCTATTAAATAAACAATTAAGAGTACGCTCATTAAAAACATTAAGACCAAATTCTTTAAAATTATGCGATGGTCTATTAAATTTAAGAATAAATAAAGACGATGCAACATCTTGTAAACCATATAATGATCCTGATGTTCAAGAATTATTGCTTCATAATTTAAGATCATCTAAACATTTAGATGTTTCAAGATTTATACCACCAGTTCAATTATTATCAAATTGTTGGTTTAATACTATGTTTGTGACATTTTTTTTTAGTGATAAAGGTAGAAAATTTTTCAGATTTTTTAGAGAATTAATGATAACAGGTAAAAAATTAGATTCTACTTTAATTCCTCCTAATATTGCCAAACTTTTTTTTATTTTAAACTTATTTATTGAAGCATCATATAATCAAAATACTAAATCACACGAACTATTTAAAACTATGAATGCTTTAACCGATAAATTAAATACTAATTTTTTTATATATCACATATATCAAATTATTAACAATAAACCGAACTTAATAGATATTAATATATTATTTAATAATAATAATAAATTATATCATATACCTAACATAAAAGATGCTGGAAATCCTCTTTCATATTATGAATCTATTTTGAAATATTTAAATTATGATACTTTAAAAATTATGAAAAAAACTTTTAATAGTAAATCAAATGTGAAAGAAACCATTACAAGAAAATTTCAAAGTTTATCAAATGTTATACCCGATATTATTGTTATAGAAGATTTTCAAAGTAATTCATTATATAAAACTTCATATACATTAATAAGCACTACTAATGAAGTCTATAATTATGTATTAGATTCAATTATTATAACAAATAAAGACCATTTTGATCCAGAAGCCAATAGTCATTTTGTAAGTGTTTTAACAGTAAATTCTAAAGAATACAAATTTGATGGTAGTAGTTTATCAAAATTAGAGAGATTTAATTGGAAAAAAATGATAAACACTAATAAAAATTGGCACTTTAAAGAAAATTCTAAATATGTTCCTGAATTATATAATTTTACAAAAGGTTATAAAATAATGTTTTACTATAGGACTTGAATTTTTCTAATAATAATAATAATAATAATAATAATAAAAAATAAATTTAAAGATATGTTATGTAACTAAAATAGTAATGTCAAATGTCATCTAAAATTTTACAAGAAAATCAAGAAAATGTAGTTGAAAATTATTTAAAAGAAAATATTGGAAAAAATTTATCTTTACGAAAAATACATAAAGATTTAAAAATTAGTCGCAGAAAAATTATTTCGTTAGTTAAGCAATCTAAATATATTAGTCTTGTAAAACCATTAGATGTAGGCTCAAATGCCTTTTTTTTACATGTTTACACATATGAAAAACAAAATTAAAGGTTGTTTAATAACTCTATTTTTTCCATAGTTTTTTCTAAATTAGATTTGTTTAAATTATTAAATAAATAATCTGTTTTTGGTGACTCTTCATTTTTTTTAATTTCTTTGTATATTGTATTTATTTTTAATACAATAGCTTCTGTTTCTTCGCGCTTATTTATAATAGCAATAGTAAAATTAGTGTTTTCAACTAATAGAGCAAAAGCATAATATATGATATATTTTCGTTTTTTTTTCACATTATTATTGTATTTAATAATAAATAATTCAAATAAATTTTTTATTATTTTATGCTTTAAGCTATTATTGTTATTGTTTTCTGAATCAATTATAGTATATTTTTTATCTACAATAGCAGGGTCACTATAAAAAAATAAAATGTCCCATATTATCCATATAATATCATGCATATTTCCAGGTGGAGCATAACTTCTATTTTCACATACACATTTTTTCTTTTTTTTAATACATATATTTTCATATTCTATAATCCATTCATACCAATAATAAACACTTATTATATTTTTATTTATTAAATTAAAAATAAGCTCATTTATAGGTATTATTAACTCTTTTGGGTCATCTTCTTTTATTATTTCTTCTATATATGACACATTTGGGGCTTTAAATTTTTCACTCATACAAGTCAAATCAAAAGAATTATTTTTATCTAATTTAACATCGCTTATTACATTTTTCTTATTTGAAAAACATAATACGCATATTATTTCGCAAAATAACTTTCTTATTTTTTCATTATTTCTTAATGCTAATAACTCTTTACTGTAACCATTTTGTAAAATAGTTATGAAATTATTATAACGCATATTTAAATATAATGTTAATTTAGGATTACCATTATGTATATATTTATAAACATAATATAATATTATATCCCATAAATCCAAATAATGTCCGGCACATATGAATTCAGCACTCCAATAGCAAGCATTTTCTATTTTTTCATCATATAAATTTTTCAATAACTCTAAACGTGCTTTAGATTTTTGAAATTTTGAAAAAGTAATATTTCTAAAAGAAACACGCACATCATTTATATGATTAGCATCCATAATTTTGGTTATAATAGTATTATTAATTTTAAGTTACATAAAAAATATAATATTAATACATAATAATAATAATATTATAATGAAATTATTTTCATCAAAAATTATAGCGGAGAGAAATATTTATGTGATATTAAATGAAACACTAAAACACTTTATTAAATTGCCATTATTACATAAACTATTTTTACTTATGCTTATATTAGTATTTATATATTTAGTAAATAGAAAACCTTTGGTTTATGAGAATTATGATGATATGACATCAAATAAAAGATTTGATAGCAAATTTGATGATGCTATATATGATGCTTTTTACACAAAATATTATGATAAAATTCATGAAAATAAGGAGCGCGATGTAGAACAATTAAAAATTATTGTGAGTTATGCTAAAAATAAGAAATTTGTTAAATTTTTAGATGTTGGTTGTGGAACCGGATATCACGTATATTTGTTAAATAAAATGGATTATGATGTTGTTGGATTAGACAAATCTAAAAGTATGATTACAAAAGCACGATCAAAATATACAAATTGTGAATTCATAGAAGGTGATATACTTAAAAATAATTTATTTGATTACAACTCATTTACACATATATTATGCTTAAATAAAACTTTTTACATTATTAAAGATAAAGATACATTTTTCGAAAATTGTGCATTATTATTAAATCCAGATGGAATATTAATAATACATTTGCTTACAAGAGAGAAATTTAAACCTTTTATTCTTCCTAAAGATAATACTATTTTGTATAATCCGGAAAATCATAATACTGCTATTACTAAAAATGTTATAAAATTTGATTCCAGTTTAGAATATGTATGTGACTATGAAGTTTTAAATAATGGCATAAAAACAGATATTATTGATGATTTTAGTGAACCATATTCGTGCTATCAAGAAAAATTTGAAAATTATGAAACTCATAATATTCGTAAAAATTCAATAAATTTATACATGCCTACTATTGATGAAATAGTAAAACTTGCTAAAGCAAAAGGATTTGTTATAAAAGATAAAAAATCATTGGATTTTATAGGTCATAGTGACGAATATTTATTTATATTTAAAAAAATAACATAATCCTAACAATCCTAACAATCCTAACAATCCTAAC